CCCAGATTCAGCAAATCCATGTGTTGAAGGAAAAGATAGGTGGGTGGACGGGGAAAGCCGATCACGACAAACACCCGTATCGGGCCGCGCTGCTGGCCTACAAGACCACCGACGGGAAACCATGTACATCGTCCAAGGACCTTACGTTCGATCAGGCGGCCAACCTTCTACGCAGGATGCAAGGCACCTTCGACGCTCAGGTTGAGAGCCTGGCGAAGTTGAACGGCGCTGGCCATCTCGAAGCCGCCACCCGCGAGCCTGGAAGCGACGATGGAGACGATCACATTGCCCGCCGCTCCAGCCCGTACGACGACGCAGGCGACACGGGGGAAGCTCCCGAACCCGAGCTGATAGCAAACCTCCGAGAAGCAGCCAAATCCCACTGGGGGAAGAAAACCGGTGACCTCGCCCCCCAATGGCTGGAAATGGAGTACGGGGTAAAAACAGCAGCAGAGCTAACGAAGTACCAAGCAACCCACGCCCTACAACGGCTGCTGTCGGGACAGGTTTTGTCGTGAGCATGCCGCTGTGCCTCGTGTGCGGCTGGGAAATCGACGACGAGGTGATGACCCCCTGCCCACAGTGCGGCGGTGCGCAGGAGCACGGTGACGCCGACTGCTGGTTCTGTTTCGGCATGGGCCAGCAAGCCGTCGACTACTGCGGCTGCCCGGGGCGACGCCGAGAGGACGGATGGCTTAGCTGTGCGCAGGCGCCCGCCCGACAAACGAACATTCCCGGAGCAGGGCCGCTGTGACCGGCGAACCCATCCGCCCCCAGCCCCGCCTTCCCGGCGAGCACCGCGACTGCCCGAAGTGCGGCGGCACCGGAAAGATACCGAAGACTTCTTGGTTCGCCGGGAAGGCTCAGCACATCTTCGACATCGGCTACGCGAGCAGTCGCAGGCAGGGTCCATGGGGTTACGGCATCTACGTTTGCCACCGCTGCCAGGTCGAGCGCACGAAGGGCAAAAACGGGCGCGTCCTGTATCTGGTCAACGGGGAATGGATCGCGGCAGTGGGCTGCAAACCGAGGACGCCGTGACCACCGGCCTGAAGTTCCCCAAGCCTCCCAAGAGAGAGGCCAAGCCCAGACGGCCGATGAAGCGGTCGTGGATCAAGCGCAAGCGTCCCCGCCGCCTCTCCCGCAACTTGGGCGACCCCGCCTACATGGCCTTTGTTCGCACTCTGCCGTGCGCGGTGAAAGCAGGATGCTCGGCTGACTGCGAGGGTCCGATCCACGCCCATCACGCGGTCACTCGCGCTCGCGGAGGCAAGGACGACACCTGTATTCCGCTCTGTAACCGTCACCACATGCAGTGGCACGACGCTAACGGAGTCTTCGCCGGCATGACACGTTTCGAACGATTCGCTTGGTCGGTAGCAGCGATAGAGGCAACGCAGCGAACGTACCGGGAGAGCAAGTGAACAAGGCTGCCAATCGACCGTATACGGTCCTTCGCATGCTCGCTAGCTACGCTGACTACATCGGCTGCTCTTGTGCCTCCGGTGGCGAGGACTGCCGGGGGTCGCGTCAGTGCGCGCGCGCCGACTTTCGAAAATGGGTATCGCGAATGCGGATGCACTTCGTTGTCACGCGAGGTGAATTGAAACGGTTGCAGAGGAAGTAGCCCCGCAGTCACGTGGAGAGCGCGAGCGCCGAGGGGCGCTAGTAGGTTAACGGAATCCGCTTTTAGCGGACAAAACTAGTGATCTAGGTTCCAAGAACCTTGTAAGCCCTCTCTGACTTCGCGTACGGTAGCGCGCGCGGAGTCATGGGGGAGAGAGGCTTTCAGCGTTGGGGGACGAGCCGCAGCTAGCGACTGCGGAAAGGGACAGCCGCGACCCGGCATTGACACCGTCTGTCAACGCCGTCTTGTTGCGGCGTCAGCTTTCCGAGGCGTTGGCTGAAATACGCACGCTTCGGTACACGGTCGCGCATCAAGCGCGGCTGCTAGAGCACCTGGGACCCGAGACGCATCCTGCAGCACCGTCGGTGAACTGCGTGTACTGGCTCTTCTCCGACGTCCGCCGACACGAGAGGAGCTGGCATCTGCACTGGCAACGCCTCCAGCCCTCGCTACGTGGGCTCGGAACTATCCCGGCTACCGAAGTGACACCCAACGTATGGGCGAAGCACCTGGCGGCTCGCAGGCACGAAGAGCAACGAGGGGGAGGAACACCGTCGGGCGTCACCTTGAACATCGAACTGGCGCGCCTCAAGGGCATGCTTGATTGGGCTGTCGAGGCGCAGCTAATCGACTTCAACCCGCTGCGAGCTGCGAAGCGAATCCAGGCCAGTGACCAGCGGGAGACGAAGCTTTCCCCGGCCGACATCGACCGGCTGTTACTCGAGGCGGAGTCACTTCGCGATCAGCGGCTGTCGCCCGAAGACGACGATGGAACGCGCTCGAAGCTTCTCCAGGCTGCCGCGTTGTGCTGGTTCGACTCCATGATGCGATTCAACGAAGCCCGCTCGATGCGACGGTCGCTGATTCAGCCAAACGGCGACTACCGCATTCCACGCGAGCACACCAAGACGGACGCCGGGGCCCGTACCGTCACCCTGACAGCCAGGACCCTCGAAGCCATCCGGGCGATTCCCGTCGTCGAGGACAGCGACTACGTGTTTACCAATCCACGGACGGGAAAGCTTCTGAGCTACCACACGCTGCGTCGGTGGTTTCGGTGGACCTGTGAGAGCGCGAGACTCGACGCGAAGACAGCACCGCGAGACAAACGGATCGTGATTCACATGCTCAGACACGCCGGAGCAACCGCAGCGGACGCAGCGGGCGTCAGACCTGGCGCGCTACAGACCGTGCTCGGACATCGCTCGCACGCCAGCACCGCCCGTTACCTCCACCGAGAGGGCGCCGAGTCAGCTCACCACGTCGCGGAGAAAATGGCCGAACTTGCGCACGGCGTAAAAAAGCGCAAGGGCCCTCGTAGAAAATATTGACGGCTCCGGCTGAGTCGTGTTTCTTAGAAATCGTGACGCTCGAGTTCGTGCCCGGAAATCCCGCTCGCAAACCTGACCCGCATTCGAGCGTCACACCCCGCGTGCTGTCGGATGCGGGCGGGATTCCTGGACACGAACTTTAGGAGGTCGAGATGCGCTCGCTATCGTTCAGATTGTGTGCAATTGCGTCACGTAATACAGGGCTGAAAGTCCGCACCGCCATCAAGGCTGGAGGCTTCGACCCGCAGGGGGCTGGTAATCACAACCGCCGCTTGCTGGTGGTCCGGTGAGCAAGTCAGCAAAGGCTCGGGCAGCTCGTCTCGTCAGGCTGGTGGAGGATGCCATCGAGTCCGGCGCCTTCACGCCTAATGAGTCGTTCTTCTACGTCAACCAGCGCCTCGGGCCATGCGGCTGTGTAAAGGCTGGCGCGCAGTTTGTTTCGGGTGACTTCTCTGGCTCGTGGTTCCACATCAAGGGTTTGAGCCTGTCGGAGTCGACGTCACTTGAGGCCGGGTACGAGCCGGGTGGCCCGACCATGCCGGACGAGCCTGTAAGGCTGTCGGCGGCTTTCGTGGCCGCTGGCCAGGAGCTACGAAAGTTTCACCCGGCGGTTGGCCAATGACCTCCCGTCGCTACGCCTCCCTCAAGCGTCGCCTCCAAAGCCTCCGAGCTGAAGCCAAGAAGCTGGGCGCTCAGGTGGTGCGTCAGTGGGACATGCGCGGGAGAGGCAGATGAGGCGCGTGAAGGTGGAAGTCACCGCCGATGACATCGACAATGGCGAACGCGGCAAGCCGTGTAGTTGCCCTGTCGCTCTCGCGCTTCGACGAGTGCTCTCCGATGTCGACGACGAGTTCGGGTTGTGGAAGTTCTGGGACAAGAACACGGCGAAGTGGCATCTCGGTATAGGGGTCAACACGCGGCTCACGCAGGCGCCGAGTGACGTCGAAACGTTCGCGTACAACTTCGACCGCGACATCTTCGTCGAGCCCTTCACCTTCGAAGTGGAACTCCCATGAAGGCCTCCCACGTAGACACCCTCATAGGTGTCCTGCTCAAGCTAGCGTGGGTGGTGGTTGGAATTGCGGTGCTGTCGCTGGCGGGATGCGAGAGGCGGCCATGCGTCAGGCAGGCATGCCAGCGCGAGGCTGTCATCGTCGTCGTGAACAGCGGCATTGGCGTTCCAATCTACGACGAGGTTTGTCACTGCGTTGAGTACGGGGACGGAGGTGTCAAGTGAGAGACGGAGACTGCGAGGCTTGCGACCACGGCATAGCAACGCTCTGCGATGACTGCGCGAGCGATGAGGTGGCGTCAAAGGTTTCGGACTGGCTGGTCAAAGAGCGAGCCAAGCCGGCAACCGACATCACACCAGAAATCGCCGCCATCTTTGAGCGCTGCTCGGAAGACCTTCGCTAATGGCCGCAGCGAAGCGCAAGAAGCTCGACGACGTCAAGGCCGACCTTCCCGCCCAAGCTCAGGTCGGAGACCGCATACGCCTCAAGCCAGAGCAAATCGTCAGCTACGTGAACGCCGCCAAGCAGGTCGGCTGGGAGTTTGACCCCTACCGCATTGTCGTCGTCACCCGGGAGGACAAGTACAACCCAGGCGGTGGACGGCGCCTGTTCTTTGAAGGCATCCCGTTTTGCTACTCGGCAAACGACGTGATTCTGGCCTGGAATACCGAGGGAGAGAGACGGGAAGAGCTGCAACGGAGAGGGTGGAACGTATGAAGCGCCGAAGGGTCTCCAGGTATGTCAGCGAGAGAGCGGCTGACATAGCCCGCACAGCGTTCGGCCCCACATGTCCGGCGGAATATTTCGCTGACGTGTTTGGGGCGCACGTCGAGCGGATTCTGAACGACGCCGCCAATTGGGCTGACGACGGCGGTGACGGCCAGCACATCAGGAAGATGGCGACAGAGCGTCAGCGAGGGACGTCGGCGTGACTCCCCAAAGGACAGCCACTCTCCCGCGGGGCGCGGCGTGAGCGCACGGGCCTGCCAGGACTGCGGCTCTCCAATGTCCCTGCTAGAGACCAGCCACGGCGGCCCGACCACGTTCCGAAAGATGGAGTGTGGGTGCGGTAGCCGGTTCGAGTCGGAGGAACGCATAGCCCGCCGACTCCCGCCCGCGCCTGCCCGCGCCCGCCGGCAGGCGCCCGCAAGCGTAGAGGCGCCTCCACCGTTACCCGGGACGGCCAACCCCTCGCCGAGTGGCGGGGGGATTGGGGGGCCTCCGCCTGGAGTGCCTGTTTTGATACCCACGTCTTCTGATCTGGACTCGAAGTCTTCCCTTCTAAGCAATCAGACGCGCGCGCGACGCAAAACGCCTGCCAACCCGAACTTTGGACCAATGCGTGACGTGTTCATTGGTCGGTGGGAAGAGCGGTACGAAGACAAGTACATCTTCCAGGCAAAGGACGGCTCCTGCTTGGCGAAGATGCTTCGTGACGCGCCCCACCTCGTTGAGCGGTGGCCGGACATGGTTGACCGCTACCTAGCGGATTCGTTCTGGGCGTCCAAGCGCCACCCGATGACCGGGCTGGTGACGCGGCCAGTGGAGTTTGCCGGCGATGTCAATGCGCCCGTCCGGCAGGACAAATGGACCGACAGTCGGCGCACTGCGGTCGAGTGGGCACATAGGAAGGTCGGATGACAAAGCGAGAATCGTTCGTGACGCTGATGGAGATGCTGGGCGAGACGTTCAACCGCCCTCTCACGGGCGGCTTGCTTGAGGGCTATTGGCTGGTCCTCGAAGACCTGACCGAGGCCGAGATGCGCGCCGCGGTCAAAGGGGCGCTCATGTCGAGCAAGTTCATGCCGACGCCGGGCGAGCTGCGCGCGGTCATTCGTCGCCCGATTGGATCGGCGCTGGACGCCATCCAGGCGTGGCAGGTTGTGCGCAAGGCAATCGACAAGTTCGATTACCTGGTCAACACCATCGACTTCGGGCCGTTGGTCAACGCGGTGATCCGAAACCTGGGAGGCTGGGACACGCTCTGCACGGCAACACTCCCGGAGCTCGACAACCCCGGGTGGCTGCGGAAGCGGTTCGAAGAGGTTTACCGCAGCCTGGCAACGGCAGACCCGCAGTCAATCCACGGCGAGGCGCTTACCGGCGCTCTCCCGCCGAAGTGGGACCCGAAGGACAAGCGGGATTACATCGTGCCGCTTGATGGGAGCGCGCCAGTGCTGCGAATCGAAGCCAATGGGGCCTCTGATGCCAGGGCCAGCATCGCCGCTCATATTGCATCCCTGGCGGACGACAAGGCGGCCGAGTGACCTGCTACATCCCGGCCTGCACGGGATTCGCTAAGCTCGCGTGGCGAAAGGTGCAGCGGCAGGGGCCGCGAAAGCTTCGAGGCCGTCACCTACCAACGAACCTGGCGTTGTTCGCCTGTTACGACCACTGGCCCAAGGTGGTCTCGTGACTGAAACCAGAATCTACAAACTCGACAAAGGCCTTTCGATTTGGTTCTGGCTCTGCGAACCGTGCCTCGCCGAAAAGCTATCGAAGGGGTGGGCGTTGATGGAGAAGCGCAACCCGCCCCACAAGCTCCCGTGTGATGAGTGCAAGTACAAGGCGAAGAAGAAAGGACGTATGTGATGGAAAACAACTCTCGGTTTCAGTTGAAAGATGGCCGCATCATCCGGGTTCACGAACGACCCAATGTTTGCTTTCTAACCGTGCTCTCGCACGCTGGGAAGTTCGCCGAGAGGTTCGACGTGGTTGTTTTTCAGCCGCCAACTTTCCCGCTGGAGGTGGACATGCCCGTGACCATCTCGGGTGACCTTGGGATGCGAAAGCCCAAACCAGGCGACGAGGGTGGCAAGTGGGAACTCCAGCTCATCGCCCGGAAGATTGAGAAGGGCGACGCGGACAAAGCACCGTGGCCCAAGGGCGTGAAGGCGCCAAAACAGGCGGAGTTACCGGTGGCCGAGGATGACGGAATCCCCTTCTAGCCATGTGGCGCCCAACCGTAGAGCAGGCCCGTGGCTACAACCGCCGCCGCTACGCTCTCCTGAAGCGTCAGGGGCGGTGTATTCAGTGCGCTGAGAGGTTGGAGGCGGGCAACGGGAGGGTTCGGTGCATCTCCTGTCACTCGGTCATGCTGGAGAAAATCGAGACCAAGCGAGCCGTGTACGACGTGAGGAAGGTGCCTTTGGTGGTATCTAGCAACCGCTGCCCTCACTGCCATTTGCTCCTGCCCCACGCCAGCTGTCTGTCGGGAAGTGCCTTGGATAGGAGGGCGCTGTGATGGAAAAGCTGCTCAAAGTCGTCGGCTCGTTCGCGGTCATCTTCGTTGCGATCCCCTGGTATGGGTGGGTTGGCTCGAAGTTGTGGAATTGGTTCGTCGTTCCGTTGGGAGCGCGGCCTTTGCACGTGTTCCAGGCGTGCGGCATTGCGCTAGTGGCCAGCTACTTTGTGGTGCCCTCGAACCTGAAGCGCGACGACGACAAACTAGGCGTGGCGCTATGCAAGGCGATGGTGTGGCCGCTGCTGGCGCTCGGCTTTGGGGCCCTGTACCACTGGCTCGCAGCGTGAGGAAACGCAAACGCCCCATGCATCCCAAGCTCCCATCCGGCTATTGGACCAACGACCGCGTCGACAGATACAACCGTCTGCGCGCTGACGCCACTATCGCTGCACTAGCCCAAAATCTCGTCGATCCTCCGAAGTGCACCACTCACCCCGCGTGCCTCCATTGTTTCTACTGCAAGCTGGCCAAGTGGGGGCCTGAGTGGTGGGTCCGATGAATGGCCGCGACTGCATCGAATACATCGTGGAACGTGAGCGGGAAGAGGCGTTCGGGGAGGTGGAAGAGTTGTCTTTTGAGCGGTACGCCGATGCCCTGCTAGCGGAGGCAGCCCTCCCGAAGAGGCGTCCTGAATGGGTGGAGTGGGCGCGTGAGCAATCGAAAGCGTGGAGGGCGTTGGATAAGCGGCTTCAATCTCTCATCGAGAGCAAGGCGCCTAGCGAATGATTTACCGGGCGAAATTTGATGCGACGCACGTGGAAATCACCAAGGGCCTGAAGCGCATCGGCTGGTGGTTCAAGGATTGCGCTCGTTACCCTGGCCTGGGCTTCGATATCCTGACTCGCCACAAGGATGGTTTCCCGCTGATGCTAGAAATCAAGAACCCTGGCCCACCCAGCTCTCAAAAGCTCACTGACTCGGAGCAAGCCATGATGGAGGCCTACCCCCAATTCTTCAGGGTCGTGACCACCCTTGAAGGCGTGTTACGTGCGATAGGATTGGGGTGATGACAATCTCTGCCCTCGTCGTAAGAGCGCGCCTGGCGGTCAAGGAGTGTGGCCCTGAGTTCTGGCTGGAACTGGCCAGAAACAAGAGCTGCGACTACGAATCCTGCTACCTGTGCGGGTGCGACATCGAGTTCATGGGCGGGAACGACTCACACGAAGACTGGTGCCCGACGTTGATCGCGAGGCGCGTCCTAGGACTGCCGTTGCAGCGAGAGCCGCCTAAAATCCCCGAGCGGGCACCGTAGAGGAGGAGAGCGATGGAGAAGCCGACGAAAGTTGAGATTGGAAGCCGGTGGCTATTCGAGGACGCTCAAAGCCTAGGGGTGTTCGTCGTCATTGGGTGCCGCGGGAACAAAAGCTCACTTGGGCCTGACTACGACATCAGGTTCGAGGACGGCAACGGCAGAAGCTACTACAGCGAGAGTTGCATTCTGACGACCGGCCGCTACCTCGGCGGTCCCCAGCCATCTCCTGAAGTGCCGCCAGCGTGGGTAATCGGGGAGCGATGGAAGTGCGGGACCCTCACCGGGACCGTGGTTGAAGTGGTCGGCGAGGAAGGGTGGATCAGGTGGGACACGGACAGAGACAGGACATACGCCTACACGCCGGCCGTTCGGGAGCACATGACGCGCCTTGGCCCCACTACTCCCCTGGTCCCACTAGAGGGTAAAGAGCCCGTGGGAACCATCAAGAGCATCGAACCTGATGGCAAGTTCACGGTAGCATTTGGTGGGGCACCTCAAGGGAAGCCCCACGACTGGGACCGATACTGCGTCAATACCAGTGGGTTGCAACTGTGCGTAGCGTGCGGGGCGCCCAATAGCATCGTCGTCAACCAAACGTGCACCCCTGACGCTGGATGGCGCCAAGCCCACGAGGAACGCATTAGCGACGCTCAGACAGCCGCAGACGAAGCCAAGGCCTCAGCCACCAACTGGATACAAACACGCAAGGGAACGCAAGCCAGGCTGCCTGAGGGCCGTTTCCAGAGCCACTGCCTGGGAGCAGGGTTGGGGGTCTGGTCATTGCGCGAGAAGTCATGGGAGTGACCTGCGATCGGCACAACACGGCCTACGACGAGATACCAGGCTGTCTCGGGTGTCGGCTAGAGGACATGCTGAGGGAGTTGGAGAAGTTCACAGGCTGTGACAGGTCGCTCTACATCCACGACGATGGCTGTGACGGGTTCTCTCACAGCGCATGCCGGCGACGCTTCCACCAGGAGAAAGAACGCCTACATGCGGCTCTAGCTAAGCTACTGGCAACTCTGCGCGATGACACCACTCCAACACCACTAGCCAAAAAGCCATGAAACCCAAGGTGGCTGATCAAGCCAAGCACGCAGCCGAGATACGGAAGGAGAGGGCATGAACCCGAACCAAGCAAGCGACGGGGCCTACTACGACCAACTGGCCTACGAAGAGGCGCAGCGACAGCGGAATGACCGCCTAGTTAGGGCTGCTGCGCCATGCGTGGCCTGGGAAGACGGGTATCACTGCTGGACCGAGGACCGCGACCTGCCAACGTCTAAACCCGCACATCATCGATGCGGCCCAGAACGCCACGGCATGCGGTCTCAAGACGCCCGTAGCGGCGCCTATCTCACCTGAGGACCGGCATTGAGCGATATGGTCGCCTGAAGGTCATCCCATGAGCCTGGACCTGGTAACGGCCTTTGTGATCGGCGTGGGAGTTGGCTCGGTCATCATGCGTCTGCTCTATGGCCATCGTCCGGGGGAGGAGCCATGATCACGTGCCTGCTGACGTACCGCTTGTTCTTGGTGTGGCCGTTTGTTTGGCCCGTGAAGCTCGCGAGAATGCTGCGATGAGTCTTCGCAGGGTATTCGGTCAGAACGAGGAAACGCCCAAGGTGGCTAGATGCGGTGGCTGCGGGAGGGTCGTCCAAATCAACCCCAAGGAGACGTCGCGCGTGGTGTGGTCGGATAGCCATCCAGAGCCGATTGTTGAGTATTGCCACAACGCTTGCCTCTCCAGTGTGATTGACGAAGGGACGGCGCGGCCGTGAACGCGAAGTGGCCACAGGAAGCCCGTGTGCTGGTCAACGGGATTTGGCTCACCGAAGCTCAATCAATGGCGCTGCGGGTTGCTGTTGGCATGTTCCTGTCCGACCTCGCCGACGCTGACCGCATGAAGTCGCTAGGTGACATTGGGCCGCTTTACCAAGCCAGACTACATGAGGTTCAGGACCTACTTTCGAGCAAGGAGAGAGCATGAACAAAGACAGGGCATTCGCAGATGACCTAGGTCGCTTGGTGGCGGCGCTAAAGGAAAAGCATGGTGTCAGCGACATCGACGCAGCCACGCGGCTCATGATGTGCACAGCGACGCTGTACGCCAAGAACGAGACCGAGCACGGCCGTATTCCGTCAATGGACGACTTCGGGAAGATGGCGAAAGCCTCATATCTGGTCGTCGAGGAAATCCTAAAGATGCGCCGGGCGTCATGACCACGCCTCGCCGCTGCACCGAGTGCAACGCTCGCACGCCACATGTGCCCAGCGTGGGTGACGATGAATGGGTCTACACATGCACACAATGCGGCCTCCAGCACACCGAATGGGAACGTGAGCACGTCGCACCAGGACCGACCGTGACCATGACCGAAGAGGAGTTCAACCAGTTCATCGCTGGCCTCAAGGGCTTGGTTAGCGCGTCATAATCGCCCTCGCCAGCCCTGAGACGTCAGAAACATGGCTCTTTGGTAAGCCAGCGCACTTGCGTCTTAGTGCGTTGTGTGCGCATCTGACTCTCGCGCGCCCGCCTGATTTCGGAGCACTACACGTAAGTAGCGTTGCTATAGTAACGCATGGGTGTACGAAGGTACTCGGCCAGGGAGCTTGCTAACAGCCTTGGCCTGCACATCCGCACCATCCAACGGGCCTGCAACCGTGGCGACCTAGTGGGCTTTCGTACCCCGAGCGGTCGCTACCACCTGATCGCTGAGCCAGCGCTTAATGACTGGCTCGCGAATGAAGGGCGAATGGTACTCGCCCACGCGCTATCCCACTACCGCCGACGCCGTAACGCTGGATGCCAACCGAGCTCCACCAACCCTGCTACCAACGACAACGACACGAACAAACCCAAGTAGCTACGCATGGTTATGTAGTGTGAGACGTGGGTGTGCTGGCTCGAGTGACCCTGGGTAGGTACCCCCACCCCCCAAAGTGCACAGTGCACTTTGTACGAGTAGTCACGTGGCTACAAGATAGGACCGTAGGGTCCTCTGGCCTATCGCGTTAGATAGGCGTGGGCTAGCTACTCCCCCCACGGTCCATTAGCACTGTCTCTGAGCTGACGAGGGGTGGGGAACTTCGGAGCAGGCCGCGTGCCCTCGCCGAGACAGGCGCAGCACTGGGCGAAAAGACACGGCGGCTTGCTAACTCCATTGCCCCCGCACACGTCGCAAACTACCCGTTCCTCGTCATCTACCAAGACAACCTCACCACCAGCCATAGCAGGAAAGCCCCCAGTACAAACCCCATGGCGAAAGAGTGGGTGTCCATCATCCGGCCTCCCTGGCGTATTCCTGCACATCTTCCATCGCATGGCTGTCACGCCGCTGGATGGCCACAAGGGCTGCGAACAGCACGGCTCGGGCCCGCCCCCTGACGGTTTTCCGCGCAGCCCTCACCGCATCCAGCGCGGCATCAGCCCCCTTCCCGGTCTCCAGGTAGGCCCGGATCGAAGCCGGCATCCCTGGCCACTTGTCAGCTACCGAGAGGGCGATTTTACGCAGTTCGCTCAATAACGTAACCCGTCCAGCTCGCAGTCCAGGTCCCGTAGGTCACTGGCTGCATCTTGGACCCCGTGCCAGTCCTCGCTGTCCTGCTTCATCTTGAGATAGTCGATGAGGCGGGGACGGTTGGCTTCGAGCTCGGCGATTCGGTCTTGCCTGGCATCGGCCACGGCGGCTGCGCAGATTGAGCAAGGCGTCAGTGGAGAGTCTTCCCTGGTGTGGTTGAAGGCCGGGCTCATCGCCTGCCCCTTTGCTCTTCCCCGTAGTACCCACTGTCCAGGTCAGCCTCCAACTCCCTCCTGCACCTGGTCCTCTCTAGGCTGCACAACAGCGGTAGCCAACACCGCTTGCCGTTAAACCAGCACTCCCCACCCCTCACCTTCTCAGCCTCCACAGCCGTCAGCTTACGTATCGGCCTCCAGTCGTGCGGCCTCATCGCCTGTCCCTTACCAGCGACTCCTCCGAGGCCCACCGCTTCCGGTACCGGATGAGCGTAGAGGGGCTGATCCCGAGCTCCAGGGCCAACCGGTGCTCAGGCACCGTCCCGCTGTAGTGGGTCAACACCGCCTCCACGTGCTCCCTGATTACTTCCTTGAGTGGTCGAATCGGGGGGGCCATCTAGCGCTTCCATCGGTTTCCTTGTGGGGGGATGCGCCCGCGCTCGAAGGCGTCGCGGACGTTTTCGGCGTAGGTGCCGAGGGTTAGGTGCGAGGGCCGGACGCACTTCCGGTTGTCGCAGGCGTGGCGGATCACAAGTCCCCTCGTCGCCTTCCGCCCGTGGGCTATCTCCCATGAGGCCCGGTGGGCGCCGATGGTCCGTCCGGCGTAGCGGATATGCCCGTAGCCGCCTCCCCCGAGCGGCCCCTGCCACTCCCAGCACAGGTCCTCTGGCGCCTGTTTCACTAGTCCCCAGAACCTGGCTTCCTGCCTGTCCATCCTGATTGTCAGCTTAGAATATGTATTATTACTTGTAAAGAAAGAATACATCCTGTAAAGAAAAAATGGACGATGGTTTGGTCATGGCAATCGTCGTCATCGAAGAAGGCGCACCAAACGGGACGGACCTCGTCTTGAGGAGCCCGGTTAATGGCGTGCCGAAGGCACAGGAGCCGATCAAGGTCGTTGACCTCGGCGACGACTTCGCCTTGGCCGGCGTTCGCCTGGACGTCGCTTGGGATGAGACCCGGGAGAACCTCTGCGTCGTTCTGATGGTGGACGCGGGCAGGAACAGCAGGCTCGTTGGCCTTCAGGTGGTACCGACTCTCATTGCGGAGGTGGGGCGGGTCAACATCGCCAGCCTCAAAGAGGGAATCGCAGAGGCCCTTGCTCCGAAGGCACCGGAGCAGCCGGTATGAAGCTGCTGGCGACCGCTTCTCACACCGAAGCTCTCCCTCCCGGCGTGTGGGAGTCGATCAAGAAAGCCATCATCTCCACCGGCAAGACGTGGGGAGTGGACATCTCTGTCGACGATGACTTAACCGTTAGAGAGTCCATCGCGCGCTATTGGGCTGCTCACAGGATTCAAGAGGATGCCCGACTCGCCAGCGACAAAGATGGCTGACCTCGTCACTCGAACAGTCGAGGACGAGAAGGCGTTGCTCGAGAAGCAGCGCCTACGCACCGAGCGCAAGCAGCTCCGCAAGCAAGAGCGCAACGCCCATCTAGAGACGCTGTTCGCTCGGATCAAGTCCGATGCAGCCACCCACGTCTATCTCAAGCGCCACATGTTCAAAACGGACGAAGAGCTAGACGCTCTCGGTCTCTCCGCTCAGCAAAAGAAAATCGTACGTCAGTGGCAGGAGCCAAAGAAGGCAACAGCGTTCGGCATCGAGTCGTCAGCCAAGCTGATTGAAGCCGAGACCAGGGCAAAGGCCGAGAAGGTTTCAGTCCGTCTCAACGTCGAGAACGCGACCATCGTCCTGCCCGAGAAGCGAGAAGAGACGATAGCGCCCATCTACATCGACGTGGAGGCGCAAGAGAAGTGAGCGCCTTCGCTTCCAACATCATCCGTCTCGACTACCCCCCTTCTGGCCTTCCTGGCTACGACGCTGTGATCGGCGAGAGGGCCATCGACCTCGATACCGACATCCTCTACATAAAGGTAGGAACGGCCGTCACTGACTGGATTGTCGGGACTGGAGCGTATGGAGGTGGTGTTGGTGTCGTCGTCAGCGTCAGCGGCACAGCCGGACGTATTTCGTCTACCGGGGGAGTCAATCCCGTCATCGACCTCGTGGATACCGCAGTCACTCCCGGAAGCTACACCTACGCCAGTCTCACGGTGGACGCGGCCGGTCGGCTCACGTCAGCCAGCAACGGAACAACCCCCGCCCCAGTCGGGGCGACGTATATCACCCAGACCCCAAACGCCACGCTGACGAATGAGCAGGCCCTATCAGCCCTCTCGAGCGGGGTGCTGTCGTCAGTCACGGCGACCGGGGTTGTGTCGGCGACTGCGTTTACGGCAAATCGGATCGCCTTCGGGAGTGGGACCAACGGAACTCTCACCGAATCGTCGCTCCTCAACTTCGACGGGACGAAGCTCGGCGTGGGTACAGCATCGCCGACTACCAGCGCCACGGCAACCTGGGAGCAGAGCGTCGATGGGCCCATGGGGCACTTCGTCCACAACCCCAACGCCGGCACAGGAGCCCAGGCCCTCATCCTGATGCAGACGGCGGTAAGCGCGACCTTCGCGACAACGCCCTACGTGATTCTCTCGGCAACGGGTATCAACTTCACCCCGGCCGGGGCAATCCCGGCCTCGTCTGCCTATCTCGAGCACAACGGTGGCACGATGGCCATTGGCGCCGTCACGGGCGACGTCGTCTTCTACTCGGGAGCTGGCAGAACCGAGAAGGCGAAGATAGCGAACGCCGGGAACTTTTCGATCGCGAATCTGACCGCTGGCGGAGTCGTGTATGCCACGGCGGCAACGGGGGTTCTGAAGATCGGAACCGCTGCCGAAGTAGCCGCAGCCATCACCTGGCCGGCTGCAGCCCGTGTACTGGTGAGTAGCGGCGTATCGACGGCCCCTGTCGGTGACATTGGTTTTCAGTACAGCACTTCGACGAACTCGTTTGTCGTTGGCGAGGACAACACGCAGGCGTGTCACAACCTAGGAAACCTCGGAGACGCTACGTACGAGCGCGTTCGCGCCTTCTGGTCGTCAAATATCTGGGTCCTCGCGACTGAGATGTCTGGCGGGACAGAGAGAGACATGTTGATCGGAAACGCCAGCACCGCGGCCGTCGTCGTCTCGGCTGGCGGTGGCGTCACGATAGTAGGCGGGGCGGTCGGCTCAGCCCCGTCCGTACTAACGTCGAATCTCAAGATTCTGTCGAGGCCGATCGCATCCCGCGCTAGCTCGGCGGGAGCAACGCTTGACGCATTCCATGTCGCCGGAGAGACAGTCAGCATCACTGGAAACACCAACATCACGACGGCCACGGGATTCAACTACGTCACCATCGACCGCCCCACCTACAGCGGGTCGGGCGGTGCGAAGTCGATCACAAATGGAGCGACCGTGTACATTGCCAACGCGCCCGCAATCGCAGGCGATATCTCTGCACTCACGAACGCCTATGCCATTTGGGTCGACGCTGGTCTATCTCGCTTTGACGGGAACGGTACGCACGTTTTCGAGCTGCCGGCTGATGCGACCGCCGGAGTGGACACGACGATCGACGGAAGGATTCCGATCTTGGTCGGCGGGGCAACTAAATACGTTCGCTACTACGCAGACTAAATGGCTGTCACTTACGGAAACCTGGCTCAGTCCTACCCGACGGCGGGGCAGCTCGTGACGCTGTACTCGCTGTCGTCGGGCAACGCGATCATCTCGGCCGTCTGGGTTTGCAACCACGGAGCCGCAACCACCTTCAGGCTCAGTCATGCAATCGGCGGAGCGACTGACAACAACCAGCAGTACCTCGCCTATGACCTGGCTGTAGAGGCGAACGAAACATACATGTTCGAGGTTCCGTCTACGGGCCTGTCTATGCAAGGAGGCGACGTACTTCGCTGTCGAAGCGGAAACGGTGTCTGCTCCTTCAACGTCTACGGCCAGGTGCAGACGTGAGCCACGGGACATCACAGCGAGCGAGCACTGGCGGGGGTGGAGGTGGGCCATCCTGGCAACTCCCGGTCGGCTTCGTGTTCATCTCCGTGGTGAACTCCGACCCTGGGCCCTTGCTTGGCTATGGGACGTGGACGGTGTTTGCCACGGGCCGGATGTTGATCGGCGTGGATGCCGGTGACCCTAGCTGGGATGCCCCGGAGGAGACAGGAGGCGCAAAGACGGTAACGCTCTCCGAGTCGGAGATTCCTTCTCACACGCACATTCAGAACTCCCACAACCACACTCAGGACGCCCACACCCACGTCCAGAATTCTCACACGCACGTGATCACAAGCCAGACGGCTACGACAGGTAGCGCGACGAGCTATGAGCACGGAGTTCTCGACACGTCCAGTGCCGAGGCAGAAGCAACCGAGGTAACCGGGGCGACCACTGCCGTGAATCAGAACGCCACCGCTACGAATCAGGCCGCCACGGCCACGAACCAGAACACAGGCGGAGGCGGGGCACACGACAACATGCCGCCCTATATCTCGGTCTACATGTGGAAGAGGGTGTCATGAAATTCGGCATCACTCGCTACGAGCAGTTCGCTCTTACCTCTCACCTTGTCCACCTCCCATCTCCTAACCCAGAGCACGGTCGGAAGCGGCTGCGAGCCTGGGACGAGTTGGGGGTGGCGGAGTTGGCTGACAAGATCGCAACTGCCACCGCCGGTTTTGGTGGAGTGGAAATTCTCGTCGCCGACTGGCGAGACAAGAAACAACCCATCGCCATCGACATCAACGCCGATGTTCTGGAGTACGTCATCGCCGGTCTCGGGCGGGAGTTGGCAGGGGTCTGGGCAGACACGCTCATTCAACTTCGCGAGCGCCTAGAGCGACTGCGCGACAAAACCTACGAGTTCCCGGCGTGAACCCGACGATCGAAAGACCGGTCCGGACGAAGAAGGTCACGCCGGAGGAGCTGCCTCAATGGAGTGCCTTCGAAGCCATCCCGTGGATGCAGGAGGTAAAGCGGCTCCTGGATCAAGTCTACGTCACTTCCCGAAGCTTCCCAACTGCAGCTACTGGAACCTTTACGACCGTCTACAGCACGCCAGACTTGGCCGAGGGCTTCGACTGGATGCTCGAAGCTCGCATCATGGCCCACGCTTCCTCGGCCCGCTCGTCGTGGATCATAGAGGGCCTGTTCTATAACGACGGGACCGTCCAGCAGGCAGGGGCGACCTTCGCCATCTACACGCAAACCACAGCGGCCTTCAACGTCCAATTTCTCATCGTCGACAACCATATCGAGGTTCAAGTCCAGGACGACGGGGCCCTGGATGTGAAGTGGCGGGTGTGGATCGACTTGCGGGAGAGCCCGTGAGCTTCAAGTTTCGCCCCCACCCAGGAGCCCAGGAGCGCTTCATGGCGTTCAAGGGCCGCTATGCGCTCATCGGTGGCGCGGCTGGTGGTGGAAAGTCTGACTGCCTTCTCTACGACCCGTTTCGCCAGGTGAAGGTCGAGCAGGAGCGGGTTAATCGCGGCGAGATTGTCTCGTCAACAGGCCGCGCGATTCTCTTCCGGCGAACGATGCCGGAGCTTCGCGAAGTCATGGACCGCGCGCGGCGTACGTTCGAGCTCATCGACCCGGGCGCCAAGTGGCATGAGCAAACGAAGACCTGGACCCTTTCTTGCGACTACAAGTTCATGTTTGGCCAGATGGAGGAAGACTCCGACTGGATCAAGTACTACTCGTTTGAGTTCACATGGGCTGGCTTCGACGAGCTAACGACGTTCACGGAAGACCAGTTCGACCAAATCGACACCCGCGTCCGCTCGTCTGATCCGGTGCTCTCGAAAATGCTCTACGTCCGCGCCGGAACGAACCCGGTCGGTCCTGGTCTCGAATGGGTGCGACGTCGGTTTGTCGAGGTAGCTCCTCCCAATACCCCGGTCATACGTCGAATCAAGACTCCCGTTATCCAGGACGGCGTTACGCGCTACGAGACGGTAGAGCGGGAGCAAATCTTCATCCCCGCCCGCCTGTTCGATAACCCGAGCATCGACCAGAAGGAATACGCCGCCACGCTGACGGGAAAGTCAGCGGCGACACGCAAGGCACTGCTTGAGGGCGACTGGTACGCCAACACCGAGGGGGCTTGGGTGGGTGACGACTGGGACTCTTCGATTCACGTGTGCGAGCCGTTCAAGGTTCCCCCTGGCTGGCCCAAGTTCCGCATGGGTGACTACGGCTATTCATGGCCCGGACTTGCTTCCATCCAGTGGGGAGCTACGGACCCGGACGGGAACATCACCATCTACCGCTCGCTGACGACCGTTCGTCAGAACGCCGAGATGCTGGCGTATCGCGTGAAAGAAATCGAGATGGACGCGGGTGAGTGGGACTTGGACCGCCACTGCTCAAAGCTTCGAGGTCCACTCGATTCGTCTTGCTGGAATCAGACGGGAGCCATCGGTCCCACTATCGCGGAGTCCTTCTTCAACGTCGGCGTCATTTGGGACAAGTGCGACAAAAACCGAACCGCTGCCGCAGAGCAGTTCCGTCAACGTCTCGTGAGACGTACTGCCCACGCGACGATCAAGGACGAGAACGGCAAACCGGCCTACATCGTTCCCGGCATTCGCTGGTTTAACACTTGCTACTCGTACGTCCGCAGTCCACGGGGAGCCAAGGTTAAGGTCGGTCCCGTGGTGACGATTCCGGTTCTACCGGCGGACGAGAACGATCCGGACGTTCCCGATACCCACGGCAATGATCACGACTGGGACGCAGCGGCCTACGGGTGCATGTCGCGTCCCATCGTCGCCGAGAACGACAAGGTCCACCCCGACGAACTGAAAGAGCGGCGCAAGCGTCAGAAGGACTCTGAGCGCTCGGTTAACAAACTTGGCTACCCACAGGGGGCATGGTGATGCAGACCGAAATAGAGACACCGACCGACGACATGGGACCATTCACCGAAGTTCCCATCGACGAAGAGGTCAAACCCAAGGTGTCTTCCTTCGCCGAAGCGCTGGGAAAAGCTCCTGAGACGGTGAACCTCGCCGAAATCATGTCCGAGGAGGACCTGAAGAAGTGCGGGGAGAAGGTCTGCCGAAACAAAGACCGCGACTTCCAGGGCTCGAAGAAGTACCGCGAGCGTCGGGCGTCGATTCTGCGTCTGTTTCTCGGCGATTTGCCCGCCCCCATCGACGGGGAAGAGCTTGCCCACGCGCAAGTTCACTACCCAATCATCGCCAAAGCCGTGCAGCGCATCCACGCGCGAATCTACGACCAGCAGTTCCCGTCAAACGGTGAGTTTTTCGGCGTCAAGCCGACGGACGCGACCGACCTGGAGCGAGCGATCCGTGTCGGCAAACACCTGAACTGGCAGATTCAGCACCAAATCCCCGAGTACGTCCCGAACCACGACGTTCTCATCATGCAGTGGCTTCTCTACGGGTCGGCGTTCTCATACATGTACTGGGACCCGGTGAAAAACCGGCCCTGTCACGAGGTCTGCCGCACGGAAGACATGATTCTTCCCTACAAGCGTTGCTCAACAGACCCGAGCTTGGCTGACATGCCTCGCATCACGCGGATTCTGCGCAAGTACCGGCATGAGTTGGAGGAGATGGAGGACGCGGGCTACTACATCAACGTCACGGAGCTGTTCGAAGAGCTCGACGAGAAGGACGAGACGGCGGGAGTCGACCAAAGCAACGACGCGCAGTCAGATCACCCCGTCCAGAAGGCCATCGACCACGAGTCAGGCGTCGAGAAGCCCGAAAACGACCCCGACGCCCCTCGTGTACTGCTGGAGCAGCACTGCTGGTACAAGTTGCCGGGAGAAAAGCGGTCCAAGGCGGTGATCATCACCGTGGACGAGCAAACGAAGCTCGTTTTGTGCCTGAAACTGCGCGAGGACGACGATCCGCAGGACAAAGCTCGCTACAACCGCGAAAAGGAGGCCTACCGCGCCGCCTACGAGGCTGCCATGCAGCAGTATTCGATGGACATGGCCGCCTACGAGGCTGGGCAGGCCCAGGCGATGACCATGCCGCCCATGCCGGGAGAAATGACGGCAACCGTCCCGCCGATGATGGGCGAAACGTCGTCAACGGGGCCGCTTATGCCACCGCCTCAGCCTCCCCCGCCTCCGCCAGAGCCGGATGCGCCCAAGCAAGTCGCGATCAACTTCTTCACCCACTACATCTGCATTCCCAACCCGGAAGGCGTGTACGGGTTTGGTGTCGGGTCGGAACTCGAAGGCAACAACATGGCCGCCGACACGCTGACGTCGCAAATCGTTGACGCGGCGACCCTGGCGAACACCGTAGGCGGTTTCATCTCGCGGCAGTTCAAGGCGAGCCGCGATGACCTCCGATACCGGCCGGGGGAGTTCATCGAGACGGACGCGATGGCTCAGGACTTGGACAAGATGATCAAGATCATCCAGTTTCCCGGCCCTGAGCCCGCCATGGGCCAGCTCGTGAAGGACCAGAAGGAAGAAGCCGAAGAACTGTCGGGCGCTGGGGACATTCTCTCCGGCGAAGTAGGCGGCTCGAACGAAACCGCGACCACCACGCAGATTCGTATCAGCCAGGCCATGGCAGCAATTGCCATCTGGAACAAGCGGTATACGCGGGCGCGAACGGTCGAAGGCGAACATCTCGCTCGCCTCAATTCGGTCTACCTCGGTGACGAAGAGTTTTTCACCGTCGTCGACCCGTTCAAGAACGTACCCGGCAACATGCCGGCTCCTGGTATGCCGCCCGCTGGCATGCCGCCGATGGGAGGGGCACCTCCGATCCAGGGCGGTCCGGGGACCCCTCCACCCGCGGCCGGGCCACCCCCTATCCCCGCGCCGCCCCCGGCACCGCCCCCTATTCCAGGTCCGTCAATCGAAAAGGTCCCAGTCGGAAGAATGGACTACCTACTCGATACCGACCTGACTGTTACCGCCGACCCACGGATGGCCTCGCAGCCTCAGAGATTCCAGGAGGCACAGACCATCATGAACATCATCAACTCAACACCAGCTACCCAGGCGATGCCGCTGGTTCAGATTGCCGGCCTCCGACTCATCTTCAAGGCCATCGACAATACGGAGATGACCGCGGCGCTGAATCAGCAACTCTCGATGCCGCCTCCGATGCCGATGCCTGGGCCCGGTGGCCAGCCCCCGCCCGGAGGACCGCCGCAGGAAGGTGGCGGGGGACCGCCGCAGCCTGACAACGCTGTTCCCAACTCGGGCAATCAACCCATGAACGGCGAAGCGCTGGCAGGCCAGGTGACGTGATGGACTTCGACAGCCTTGCGCCAGAGCAACGAGAGGAGTGGCGACGCCACGAAATCACCTCTCGCGCGCTCTCCATGCTGCGCGAGGCGGAGAACACAGCGGCCAACGGCGTAACGACATCCGCCGAGGTCGGCACGCTCGAGGAGATTCGTTTTGCCGCTGGCTATCGGCGGGGGATTGGAAAAGCCATCGACCTACTCACGAGGGAGCGCAATGAAAAGCAAGCTCGATAAGGTACGCGAACAATACAAAGACCAGATTCCACCCATCCCCTACCTCCCAGTCGGGGAAGTGGTGCTGGTCTACAGGCTTCCGTCGGAGGAGAAGACAGCGGGCGGGCTGTACGTTCCCGAAGAGCACAGGTCCCCTGTCTCCAGCGGAATCCTCATCGCCGCTGGTCTAGCAGCTCGGGACGTGATGGCGGACTCCCTGATCGAAGTCGGAGACATCGTCTACTTCGCCCGCTTTGCCGGGGATGAGAAGGAATTCAAGCGCGAAGCCGCGGGGAAGGCAGAGAAGCTCTTGCAGCTAAAGATGCGCGAAATCCTCGGCTCCGCTGACGGATTGGAGCGCTCCAAGCACTACCGAATCGTCCTCAAGACCTACGACGATGGAACCTCTGAACACATCTACGAGCGAAAGGAAGCAGCCTGATGGAAACGCAAACGGAAACCGTCGAGACCGAGACCCCGGACGTCGAGCCAGTCGAGGCAACGACCGAAGTCGAGACGACCCCCGTCGAAACCCCGGCCGCTGTAGATCGTCCACCGTCAGACCGCAAGAACCGCAAGGCCCAACGCCTGGACGTCGAGGCCGCCGAACGACGAGCCCAGGAGTTCCAACGCTCGCTGGAGACCGAGCGTCAGGAGCGCCAGCGTATCGAGCGGGAAGTCGCCGAGATGCGCCAGGAGCGCCAGCAGCGCGATCGGCAGACGCAGAGCCAGAGCCAAGCCGAGCAGACGAAGGAGAAAATCGCCTCTCTCCGTCGGGTGGCGCAGATGCACCTCGCCCGCTCTGCCCAACTGCAGGGCGCCGAAGCCCAAAAAGCATGGGACGAGTTCCAGCGGTGCGAGGACGAAGCTCGGGACCTCCGCGACGAGATGCGCGACAACGAGCGCTGGGAGAAGCGCAAGGGCGAGCTCCAACAGCAGATGCCCAATCCCCAGGCAACCCAGGCCCTCGCCGGCCACGAAACAGCCTACCCCTGGCTCACGACGAACCAGGAAGCCGTGAACATGGCCGACACGAGGCTCACATACCTAATGAACGCCGGCCGACCCCTAAACCGCCAGACCGTCGTCGAGGCTCTGTCCTGGACGGCCAGGGCGATGGGTCTCGGCGGCCACCAGCCGGCAACTGACGCTCAACGGGCACGTTACGGAGGTATCCCGGGAGGGGAGGGGGCAGGCAATGGCGAAGGTCCCCGGACGATCAAAATGGGCCGCCACGAAGAGGCACTGGCCAAAGCCGCCTATCCCCAACTCGAAGCCAAACAGGCCTATAAGCAGTGGGCCAAGGACGTTGCCGCGCGGCAGTCGGGGGACGACGACTAGTGCTTTGCGGTAAATGCAGGAAGGAGCACCGCATCCCCGGCCAACGCTGGGGGTATGCGTGCTTTGCCGCGTATCAGCGCGAATACCGTAAAACGAAACGCCAGCAACGCACGGAAGGCTGATTGACTTCGACGTTGAGTTAATCGAACACTATCAGCATCGGCATCGGGTCCTAACCATCGGCCCGGTAGTTGGCTCCAAGGTGGTCCCCCTCCTCCGCAAGAGGGCACGGGCGGTAACCAGAACACCGGAGCCGTCATGCCCGAAGCCGAGTCAGCAGCGCCGAAGAAGCGTAGAGGCCGCCCGCCCGGGAAGACCGCGCGTCGTCACGACCCGGAACCGGCACCGGTCAACGGCGACTACTCGAAGGATGTCGTTCTCGGCAAGGAAGCCGGCAAGCGTTACGCCTGGCTGACCCCGAGCGGCATCGACGCCGACGTCCCGAACTTCCGCCACCGCGGCTATATGAAGACCGAGCGCCGCCCCGACGGCCCCCGTCCTGCGTGGGACCTGGGGAAAGAGGGCGACGCCGGCTTTGAGGTCGGTGGACTGGAGCTGTACGAAGCCGACGACGAAACGGTCGCTCGGTACGAGGCCCACCAGCGGACTCCCTCGGAGCGCCGGATGGAAGGCATTCACGCCGCCGCGAAAGCGACCGGCGGCTACATGACCCGAAACGTGGAGAGGTAACCCATGGCTAACGTAACGATTGGCGGGTATCGCGCAGTGGGGACGCTCTCGGGCGCTCCCTTGCCGACTCCCATGGTTCGCGAAGTCGCGAATAACTACGGCACCGCGCTCGGCGTCGGTGACGTGTTGGCCGCTGCCACCGACGGGACTGTCACCGTTGCTGGTACCACGGCGGGCGTCATCATCGGCGTTGCCGAGGGGTTCTCGTACGTCACTGGCGGTAAGCGGACGTATTCGAACTACCTTCCGGCTAACACGACGTTCTCCCCTACGACCGTTGGATCGCGGAATGCGTCGCTGGTGCAGTTCACCCCCTGCACGCCGGACGTCATCTTCGCGGTTCAGGCCGACGAGGGAACGACGTTCACGACCATCGCGACGCAGATTTCCGCTCTCCAGGAAAACTGCGACCTCGTGGCTGGTACCCCGGACGCGAACACAGGTCAGTCGACGTTCGCTCTCGACATCTCGACCCACGCGACGGCGACGTTCAACTTCCGAATCATCGGAATCCGCGGCTACACGCTGGCGGGTCTCGAGCTTGGAACGAACGACCCGACGGCAAGTCGGTTCGAGTTCTTGGTGGTCTGCAACGAGTCTCTGTGGCCCACCGGCACTGCGACGGGAGTCTAAGTCATGGCGAATCCAGCAGCGAATACAGCAACGATCGCCCCGTTTCTCAAGCCCACCCTGGACATCGTCTGGGGTACGAACATCAAGGGCAAACTGGACTGGGAGGATTCGGGCTTCGACGTGTCGAACACGACCGATGCCTACATCGATGACCAGGAGCGCGCCTCCACGGGTCCGATGCAGGTCAAGGTCGAGAACGAGCTCGCGGCGATCGACTCCTTCGCTACCGGCTATTCCAAGCGGTATGTGATGGTCGCGTACGCGCAGCGCGTGATTGTCTCGAAAGAGGCCATCGCCGATGCGAAGTACGAAGAGGCCGTCAACGGTGCAGCGGACGTGGCCCAGGCCGCCAAGCTGACCCAGGAATACACCGCGGCGAGCGTCTGGATCAACGCCTACACCTCCGGCTACAACGGCGGCGACGGTGTGGTCCTCGGCTCGGCGTCTCACCCGCTCGTCAAGGGTGGCACGTATTCCAACATGCTCACGACGTTCATGAGCCTGTCGGAGACGGCCATCGAGACGATGGTGATTAACGCCTCGCAGATGCCGGACTCCAATGGCTGGCTGGTCAACGGGTACAACATCAAAAAGATGATCATCCCGAAGGCCCTGGAGTTCCGCTGCATGCGGATTCTCAAGTCGGCCAACCAGAACGACACGGCCAACAACGCGATCAACGCCCTCAAGTCGAAGAACATCGACATGGGCGTCAACCGCTACTTCACCAGCTCCACCCAGTACGGCGCGAAGACCGACGCGAAAGCCGGCCTGCGATTCGTGTGGCGTGAGAAGCCCAGCTTCGACGACGAGTCGGACGAGAAGCGCAAGAGCAAGACCTTCATCGGCTACGAGCGCTTCGCTGTCGGCTGGACGAATCCTCGCGGCGTCTACCTCTCGAACACCTAAAGGGGCTTGACCCATGGCCAACAACAACGTTTACGCGAACTACCCCGGGGTTCAGGAAGTCGTCGGCATGGTGATTTCCCCGAACGGGGGGGCCGTCTTCTACGTCGGCACGGCGGCGCAGCTTGCCGCTCTCGGCCAGACGGGGGAATGCATCAACTCCCGCGCCTCGCTGACCGTAGACGCGGCGCTGGCCCAGTGTGTCTCGGGACGTGGAGACTTCGTCTACATCCTTCCGGGGTACACCGAGACCGTCTCGGCGGCTGACGCCTGGTCCAGTCTCGGCACCAAGACGGCGGTTTCGATCGTCGGCCTCGGTACGGGGATGAATCGCCCGACCTTCACCTACTCGGCGGCGGCGGCGACCATCCTGATGGACGCGGCGAATCTCGCCATCCGCAACTGCATTTTCTACATGGCGGGCGCGACTGGTTCGTCAACGGCTCTCACGGTGGCGGCTCCGATCACGGTGTCGGCTGCTGGTTGCGCCATCACGGACTGCTACATCCACTTCGGTGTGGATGCCGACCAGCTCGTCACTATCGGCATCACCACGACTGCGGCTGCTGACAACTTCGAGTTCAAGCGAAACCAGTGCTATGGCGCCACGGCGGCGGCTTGCACTTCGTTCCTGTACCTCGTCGGCGCTGACTGGTGCCAGATTTGGGACAACACCATCATTGGCGGGACCAGTTCGGTCAACGTCGGCGTGGTGCGGTTCATTACCACGGCCTCCATCGGAATCGACTTCCGTCGAAACGCCTTCATGAACATCACGGCGTCGTCGGTCCATGCGGTAACGCAGATGGCTGGCGTGCTGGGACAGGTTCAGGATTGCAATTTCGGCATCCTGAACGACTCCGGCCTGGCCGGGTGGGTGCCAGCCGGCGCTGGTGACGGGCCGCAGCTCTTCAACTGCCGTACGGCGAACCTGGCCGGCGAGGCCGGCGGCATCACGACTCCGGTCAGCACCTAGTCATGTCGCAGCTCAACAACTCCGTGACCCAGCCTGGGGTTCTCGAACTCGGGAACCTCTGTCTTTCGGTCACGGGTGGCAAGGTCTTCTATGTCGGGACCGCTGCCATGCTGGCGAACTACTCCGACGTCGGAGTAGGTATCCAGTCGCGTACGTTCACGGACGTCAACACCGCGCTTGCATCGTGCGAGTCTGGCCGAGGAGACGTGATTTTCGTCCTCCCCGGCTACACGGAGAGCATCGCCGCTGCTGATTCGTGGTCCAATCTGGCGGCCAAGACGGACATCACCATCGTTGGCATGGGCGGCGGAACGAATCGTCCCACGTTCACGTGGACAACCGCGACGTCAACGGTCCTCTTCGACACGGCCAACTTCAAACTGCTCAACTGCAACCTGTATCTCGCTGGCGCGCATGCGGCCGGTTCAGCGCTCACGGTCGCAGCCCCGATCACGGTGTCGGCGGCCGGCTGTGAAATCTCAGACTGCACGATTTTCTTTGGCTTCGACGCCGATCAACTGGTGACTATCGGCGTGACCACGACGGCAAACGCGGACTTCTTCAAGTTCAACCGCAACTACTGCTACGGGGCGACCGCAGCCGCTTGCACGTCGTTTTTCTACGCCGTCGGCGCGGACTACCTCCAGATGTACGACAACACGATCATCGGCGGCACCAGCGCCACGACCGTTGGTGTGTTGCGGTTCATTACCACCGCGTCGATCGGCATCGACCTGCGCCGCAACAACTTCGTAAACATGAGGGCTGCCTCGATTCACGCCGTCACGCAGATGGCCGGGGTGCTGGGGCTCGTGTCTGATTGCAGCTTCGGAATTCTCGACGGCGCCACTCTGGCCGGGTGGGTGCCAGCCGGGGCCGGCGACGGTCCCCTGTTCTTCCGCTGTTACACAGCAAACCTCGCTGGCGAGTCTGGTGCCTTGACGACCCCGGTGAGCACCTAGGAGACGACATGAGCAAGGACGACAAGAAGGTCACTCCACTGGTTCACACGGCGGAGCCTATGCCTCAGACCGGATGTGTGGTCTGCGGCTCGTATGCGGGGAAGCTCGTCGGAGTCACGACGGCTGCCCGCGCGCACGAAGCGTGCTCCGCGAATCGGCCCGACGTCATCGCCAAGGTCAAGGCTCGCGCCTAAGAAAGCCACGGAGGGCACATGGCC